AGTTGCGAATTTAGGTTAGGTTTTCGGGCAAACGAAAAACATAGAGCAAAGAGAACAACAGAGAAAACAAATGATAATGGTTTTTTAGAAATGAAAGCTATTGTTGGTAAAAGAAAGACAAGAAACAAGTGGGGTATAATTGAATGGCAAAAACCTGTATATCCCTTAATAAGCGACAACATATTCAAAGACCATATAGAGGAGTTTTGGAAAGATAAACCCGTTCGATTTGCTTGGATGAATAACTGTGTAGGATGTTTTCATAAAAACCCATTACTGATACGTAAGATGTGGGATAAGCACCCTAATAAAATACAATGGTTTGCAGAGCAAGAAAGAATTAAACACAATAAAGACGTATGGTATAAAGACAAGAACTTATCATATAACGACATAAAGAATTGGAATAAACAAGCAGAACTATTTGATGACGACTTTAATGAATGTGATAGTGGATATTGTGGATTGTAAATCAGTAAATTAAACGGATTACTTTGAACTTTATTATTTAAACATGCCAAGACCAAAGAAGAGAAGTCTAATATCAGACGAGAAGAAAAAGGAGTTAGGAATACCAATTAAGCCAAAGCCAGAGCCGAAAGAGAAGAAGCCACACGTTCCCTATTCAGATGGGCGCAGAAATAACGGTGCTGTAAAGGGAGTATCCAGAGGGCAGGGGAGGAAGCCTAAAGCTAAAGAAGCGGACATTAAGAACTTTGCGCTGGGTTCAATGAAGCGTGCCTTTGGAAGTGAGAAGAAAGCGTGGGAAGCACTTGCAGAGATGAGTAAAGAATCCTTTGCACACTTACGCCTACTATGGGAATACAAATATGGTAAACCAAAAGAGCAAAAGGATATTAACGTAAAGCAAGAGGTTCACATTCCTGTAATATCTTTCCTACAACCAGAAGAAACTATTGATATCGAAGCTACTGAAATAAAAGATGAAGAAAGTAAATCTGAATCCTAAATACAATCCGCTATTCAGAGACCCAAGTAGGTACTTTGTAATTACAGGTGGTAGAGGTAGTGGTAAATCGTTTGGCGTAAATACATTTCTGGTGTTACTTACATACGAGAAAGGACACCGCATACTGTTTACTCGATACACAATGACTTCGGCATCTATGTCTATTATACCAGAGTTTATAGAGAAGCTGGAACTGATGGGCATTTCAGAGAACTTCACTATCACAAAGAACGAAATCATAAACAACCTTACAGGAAGTAGTATATTGTTTAGTGGTATTAAGACTGCAAGTGGAGACCAAACAGCGAAGCTAAAATCTATTCAAGGTGTAACTACATTTGTATTGGATGAAGCAGAAGAACTTACAGACGAGGAATCGTTTGAGAAGATTGATTACTCGGTTAGGGCAATGAATACTCAAAACCGTTGTATATTGATTCTAAACCCCACAACTAAACAGCATTGGATATATGAGAGGTTTTTTGAGAATAGAGGCATTACAGACGGTTATAATGGCGTTAAAGAGAACGTAAGCTACATTCACACTACATACCTTGACAACATTAAACATTTATCTCCATCATTTGTAGAGCAAGTAGAGGTAATGCGCCAAAGGAGACCAGAGAAGTACAAGCACCAGATATTAGGTGGATGGCTTGAGAAGGCAGAGGGAGTTGTATTTACTGATTGGGAGATTGGCGATTTCAATAACGAGTATGACACCATCTTTGGACTTGATTTCGGATTTTCGGTAGACCCCTCAAGTTTAACTGAAGTTGCGGTAGATAAGCTACGAAAGACTATCTGGATAAAAGAACACTTCTACAAAGCAGGACTATCTACGTCTAATATATTTGAGATGTGCAGAAGGTATGCAGGAAACAATCTGATAGTTTGCGACAACAGTGAGCCACGTCTTATATCAGAGTTAAAAACTAAAGGGCTTAAAAACATTACGCCTACCATTAAAAAGAAAGGTAGTATCTTATCAGGCATCGCACTTATGCAAGACTACAATATAGTAGTGGATAAGGACTCTGTGAATTTAATACGGGAGTTTAACAACTATGCTTGGAAACTCAAGGGTAGCATACCACGAGATTCTTGGAATCATGGCATCGATGGAAGCCGTTACGCAATTCAATACGCCCTTGAAAGAACTGTGCCTAAAGGGATGTACGTTCTTCGTTAAAATTCTCTTTGTAATTATTCCTTTCAACCTGTAATTTGTAATACTCGAACGCCCTCATTCCTGTAATGTGAGAATCTGTTGGAACAAAGTATTTCCAACCCTTACTCACACCCCTATTTATATAATAAAAGAAGAACGCCGCCTCTTTTCCTGTGTTCTTTTTAAATATAACACAAGCGGTTAAATCTGATGTGGGTATAATCTCTTTAATATAAAACGATTCATTATTAAAGTTACCCTCTCTATCTTTTCTTGAATATCTAAATTCAATATCCTTAACAAATTTGTCAAGTTCTTTTGCTACCTGTTTATTCATTTTCTATTTCTTTTTGTAAGTTAGCTAACGCCCTCCAAGCCACTTTAGCGGAGTGTCTAATGCCATCGGTGTCTATCGTACCAGCTTCAAGTAAATGCCGAGAGAGAGCGTCTAATTCGTCTCCTGACTTGCTTCTATCCCACGCCAAAGGTTTATCTGGATTGTGTTGCTGTTGTCCTGCATAAGAACAACGTGCAACTTCTCTTATTGCATCGGGAAAGTAATTCAATACCCCTGTAAAGATTGGTGTTTCCTTCCTTGTGAATTTAATAGGGGTTTCTTCCTCTGTGAATTCAATACCCCCCTGTGGCAATTCAATACCCTGTTCTTGTGGGATTGCTTCGATATCCCCTTCATTATTCCATTTATACATATATTTGCCTTTAAACATGATACTACAAAGATAGGTAAAATTTTACAATTTCTTAACATTAGCATAACATTCAGTTAACATTGGTGTCGTATGTTTGTATTGTACAAAAGATGTACATAAGTTCATTGATAATTTAAAACAGAATAAAATGAAGAAAGATTATTCAAGGGTTGAAAATATCCTTACAAGCAAATTGAATGAGATGATTGATAAAAACAAACCTATCGTTCACATGAGTAAAGTACAAAATGGTAAAAAATACCACTTTCAATGTCTTGAGCAGATGGTAAATGAAACGTGGTTTCACCATGAAAGAGTTAACGATTGTATTAACGATTACATTGATAGGGGTTTCATTGTTCAAATTGAAAAAAGGATTTAACAATTTCTTAACATTAGCATAACATGGGGTATTGAAAAATGCCCTATGTTTGTTTTGAATTTAAAAATAACACAAATGGAAAATACATTATTAGACAGAGTTGATGACGGATTTAACTATTTTCTTGACTTCAGATTGGAAGAAGTAAAATCAGATGACAAATATTATATTGAAGCATTCATGCAATATATTGATGTGTTGGAATGCAAAGTAGATAAATTAAGTAAACAATTAAAATAACACAAATGGAAATAACAGATAAGGAAATTGTCGATATATTATATAAACACTTTTACAATATATACGATAAAATAATTGAATACATTGAGACTGAAGATAGAATAAATAATACAAAATAACACAAATGGAAATACAAATTGAGTTTGGTGGTTTTTATGGCTACCACGATGAATACATAGTAGATAAATGCGACCTGTTTAGTATTGATACTAATGATATGGATTGGCATAAAACCTTTATTCATTATAGTGTAGCTTGGGTGCATAGGTTCACGGATATTACGGGAATAGAATTGTTTTTTATTGGATTGGACAGTCCACGATATTACAATTATCGCACAGACAATATTGTGGCAAAAGTATTGCCTGATGTTGTTCAGCACTTAATGACATATATAAATGATGAATTTAAGGAATGGGCAAATCCACAGTTACAAAGTAGGTCTGGATTTATCTCATTTTACAATGGTATTGATGATTTAATCCACCGCGCCAAAGATGATGATGATGACAAAGCTATCTTACTGGGAATGATTTGCAATTACTTAATTGAAGTAATGGGAGTAAATGAGTACATTGGCGAATTAGAGTATGACATAATAGAATTAACAAATAAAACAACAGATAATGAATAATGAAGTATTAACAGTATTAGAAAACTGCAAAGATTATATTGAGCAAATAAAAGACGATGCACTTGCAAAACACTTAATTAGTGAAATTGACAGGACAATAGAAAATGAGCGTATCTGCAAAGATACTATTTACATACATGAAACAAATTCTTTGTATCAATCAGATGGTGAATTGCATATTGAATATGGAGATGTAGACCAATCTAAAATGCTCGTGTTTAATATAGATAACCTTTATAAGGATTTAGGCACTATTATACACATGGTTAAAGAAGGAAATGCAGAAATGCAAAAGATGTATGCAGATAACATTAAAAATTCAATAGGGGTGTAAATTTAATACCCCTGTGAATTTAATAGGGTTATGAATTTAATAGGGTACGCCCACAATTTGCCTGTTCGGTCTTGTGTGCCGAGTTGGTACATTGTAAGGCGTATCTTACCCTTTGTAGGAAAAATCTGACAATAAAGTGTGCATAGTCCATTTTGCAAATATACAAAATTGTATGTAAACTTAATGTTAAATTTCAGTACTAAAAACTTAACATTGGCTTAACATTGGGTTCGATATTTCTTCGCATATTTGTACTAACAAAAACAAAGAAATGATTTATATAATTGATAACAGAAACGAAAAACAGGATTTGGAAATTGACTTTGAAGGGTACGGAAAGTGGTACGCCTGTAATAGTGAGAGCGGAAAATTAATAGGCTGTAAATATAAATATGAAGCAAAAGACATAGTTGAAAACCCTGAAAATTGGGACATATAAAAAGAAACAATATGAATACAAATATTTTAGCATACATTATAACTACATTAACATTTGCCTTCATCATTGGCGCATCAATTCAAATATTAACTAACCTATAAAACATGGATAAAATAACAAAAAAAGCGGTTCGGGTATTTTTGTACATCGTGCCACTATATTTAGCAATTAGAATAATTTTAACACAATAAAACAAAACAACATGAAAACAAAAGTACATCAATTAGCTAATAATCAATTTGAAATATCAACGCCAAAAGGCACGTATTTCCAGTCATACGATAGCATCATTGCATTCAAGCCAAACGACAATAGGCGCATACAATTGGACTCGTATTATTGGAACTACTCCAAAACCACTTGCAAATATCGAAACAAATTTTTAAATGAGCGTATCGCCGAAACTCGTGCAAAGATTGAGCGCAAAGAATATCTACTGACTAACTTAAATAAATAAATTAAAATGAACAGGAACATATTTGAAAATAATTTACGCTTAATTAAAGAAATGAACGCAAAACGAAGTAAAGAAATAAACCCAACACAAGACAAAGAGTTTGTTAAGTGGTTGACTGATAAAGGTTTAATTCATTGGTTGAAATAAAAATATAGGTGGAAGGATAGTTTTTCTGCCTTGTTTTATCAACATACCCCCTTAATTGGGGGTTTTTTTATGCCTATACTTAAAAATTCAATAGCAATTTAATGGAATGGTAATTTAATGGCGGTTAAATGTAAGGTACTCTGACGGGCGACCACAACTCATACCTTATTAT